ACATTTGAAAAAAAATAAAACGGTAGAAGAAATTTATGAATTATTTGTAAAAGAAAATTATGATATAACAAAATTAGATATTGCTAGATTTTACAGATATTTAGATAAATATAATAGTTGTTAATTTTTTGTAAAACTTTCAAAAGCACTGGCGGTTCTTTCACCCTCAAATGATTTTACAATAGCATTATCTTTAATCATTAAAAGTGTTGGGAAACCCTTAACATTGAATTTTTTAACAAGTTCTGGGTGAGCACTTGATTCAACAACATCGGTTTTAACACCCGTTGATGAGGCATCATGTTTACTGACAAACTTATCCCATTCACTTTGCATAGCTTTACAGTGACCACAACCATTCATTTTAAAGAAAACAAATGTCTTATCTTTGAAATCTTTATTTCCAAATCCTTCTAAATAAAAATTATTTCCGACTCCCCAGCGGAGCTGTTTAAAAAGATAGTAAATGCCATAAGCAACTACTAACATTAAACCAAGACGCACATAGTCTGGTTGTTTCTCAAGTTTTTTAATGAGCTTTTTCAATTGTTTTGGCAACTTCATTTTATATTATACTAACAAATAATTATTTTCAAAAAAATAATTATTTCAAAAAAATAATTATTTCAATTAAACAGTAACATAGAATTTTAACATATTTTTATCTTTAATAAACACAGATGGTTTAAGGTTTGTTTCTCTTACATAATTTGGATTGGGATTTACTAAAAGCTTTCTTTTATCAAATGTATTGTATTGATGAGCAAAACATAAAATACTTTTACGAGGGTCTAATTGAACGAGAGGGACAGTATAATTTTTGAGGAATTTTTTTTCTTCTGCCATTTCCGCTTCATCATCATAAGAAGTTTGCTCTAAAAGTTTCCTTTTAAACGCAAATGTACCAGCTGTAGCATGTGTAGGACCATAAGGACCAAATTGATAAATCTTGTCTAAATCATTGAAATAAATATAAACAATACTGCTTCCAACAGCTAAAGCTTGTGGGTGACCCATCAAACGTTTAACAGCATGATTCACTCGGTCAGGTGGATAAAAATCATCATCATCCATATAAACGATCATTTCTCCTTTAGATTTTTCATGCATCAAATTGCGCTTTCTACCTAGTTTAAGTTTTTTCTCATATCTAAAATATTTTACGCATTCAACGCCTTTAAATAAATCTTCTACTGAATCTTCACCATCATCGATAATAATCCATTCCATCAGTTGTTTTGGATATGTTTGTGACTGAAAACACCTAATTAAATTTTGTATAAAGGGGCGTCTATTATACGTTGGCGTACAAACACTTACAAAAGGTTTTCCATTCGGAGAAACTTTTTTTTCCTTCTTCTTTTTTTTTCCCATAATATAAATTTAATATTAATCAATGTTTAATATTAAATAGTTTTAAAATATAATTAATCAACACAATTTTTTCCTTTTTTTTTGGGTAAGGCTTCTATAGGAGCTTTTGGGGCATTACAATTGCTACTACATCTTGGTTTAACTGTTTTATTTAATGACATTACATATTCAACTTGTTTTCGACCTAATAATAAAAACAATAAAGCGGTGATAATTCCAAGAGCAGATTCTTTATATTCACCTTTCATTAAGTTAATGGGATACCAATCACTTGTACTACTTTTAAGATAGTTTCTAAAACGAAGTATCCACATGCCACCAGCGAGAATAGCCCAGATATATCTATAATCCCAAATAACATTAGCCCATGTTTTAAATACAACTTGAGGTCCATCTCTTTTACCTTCGTGTAAACCGGTTAAAATCGAGCCAAAATAACCAAGAGTTAATAAAAATGTTACAATGGAGAAGAAAATACCACCCATTAAATATAATAATACCCAACCAACATATTTAAACCCAAGAAGAACATTACTAAAATTATTTTTCCAATCACCTTCTTCCCACTCGGGTTTTTTAACAACATTTTCTTTAATTAAAAAGGTTACTATTGCTTGAATTGGTGCTACAAACATAGAAAGAATGATACTTACTACGAAAAATAATGGATATATTATAAATAAAAGAAATGGTACAACAAAGAAAATAACCATAAAGTCTTTTACCCACCAACCCCTACTAATTTTTTTGATTTCGTCTTTATATCCCCACTGATGTTGTTTATATAAAGCTTGTTTAATAATACTTACCGTTTTATACCACATAATAGAACAATACTGTAAAGTAATATATAAAGGCATTTTAAAAATGTATCCGAACAAATAACCATCTTCGGGTCCTTTAAGAGCTTCTTCTGGGAATAAAGCTTTATTTAATCCGGGAAATAACATTTTGGCATATTTATCTCTATTGGCGCTTTCGTATACTTTTGGATAAACTATACCCTGTGTAGGGTCAGTTTTAAAAACAGTAGATAATGGAATTTCCGAACATTTACCCTTTACAATAGCTAACGGCGAACTTTTTATTCTAAATAAAAATCCAGCAAATAAAAAAGACATTAAAGCAACTACAATACAATTTGCGAGAGGAGTATTCACAAAAACATTTAAAGTTCCAATATCTTTTTGACATTGGTTGCTTGTATTATAAAAGTTACCCGGGGGACAAACACATTTTTTTTTCCTGCGGTCATATCTAGCTTCATCATTTAATTCACATTTTTCTTTAGCCCCATCACTTTTATCTCCAGTAGCGCCTTCTATAATTTTTTTTTTAAATAGATTTATTTTTTCAAATTTTTTTTTTAATTTTGTTAAATAATCGTTCATGTCTATATAATTAATACATAAAAATATTATTTAAAAACTAATTAATAAATGGAAATATATGAAGATAGATTTAACTCCCAAACTAGATTTTAATAATGTATTAATTAAACCACAGAGAACAACTATATCTTCGAGGTCGGAAGTTTCATTGGAGAGAAATTTTACTTTTAAAAATAGCACTAGTACATGGAATGGCGTTCCTGTAATTTCAGCCAATATGGATTCGACAGGAACTTTTAAAATAGCAAATATTTTATCAAAGCATAAAATTTTAACATGTTTAAATAAATTTTACACATTACAAGATTATGAAATGTTTTTAGATGAACAAAAAACAAAAAACAAAAATTTTTTACGAGAAGTATTTTTGGAAAATATTATAGTATCAACTGGTATTAGTGATAAAAATTTTGAAAATATGTGTGAAATAATGGATGGTATCCAATCTTTAAAATGGATATGTATTGATGTAGCAAATGGTTATATGGAAAAAATGACTCATTTTTGTAAAAAGGTGAGGGATAGATATCCTAAAGCTATTATAATTGCTGGAAATGTGGCAACAAGTGAAATGACACAAGAGTTAATTATTAATGGAAAAGCAGATATTGTTAAAGTAGGAATAGGGCCTGGTTCTGCTTGTTTAACACGTATGAAAACGGGTGTGGGTGTTCCACAATTATCAGCTATTATTGATTGTGCTGATGCCGCACATGGTTGTAGTGGTCATATAATAGGTGATGGAGGTATAACATGTCCCGGAGACATGGCGAAGGCGTTCGGTGGTGGAGCTGATTTTGTTATGTGTGGTGGCGTTTTTTCAGGACATGATGAAAATCCGGGTGAATTAGTAGATTTGAATGGTGAAAAATACAAAATGTTTTATGGCATGAGTAGTGAATTGGCTATGAAAAAACATTATGGAAAAATGGCGAAATATCGTTCATCAGAGGGAAGGGTTGTGAAGGTTAAATACCGAGGAAATTTGGAAAATACAGTTTTAGATTATTTAGGAGGTTTGAGGTCAACGTGTGCTTATGTAAATGCTTACAAAATAAAACATTTACCGAAATGTACAACTTTTATTTTAGTAAGCCAACAATTAAATACTCATTTAGTTAAATAAAAAGTAGAAATATATATATAATGAAGTTTATGGAAAATTTTTTTGTTGTATTATTTTTTGTAGTAATGGCATTTGTATTTTATAATTTATATTTAGATACAAGTTCTTATTTATATACAAAAAATATAAGAATTATGGATTTCTTGTTAGCTAATAAAATAGTTATTTAATATATATGAATCTATCATTTGAAAAAATTATATATATTCCTATTATTTTAATCATCACGTTTGTAGTTATTTTTATTTTTATGAATATATTTATAGATGTCAAAACCTTTTTGAGACCAAAGAAAGGAACATATATTGTAGAAGGAGCTACAAATGGTATAACAAGAAGTTTTGATGATAACAAATTTAAAAAAATAATTTTACCAGACATAGATGATTATGATTTAGAAATAGGCATACCAGTTGACCAGAATTTGAACGCGACTGTACAAGGAAATTGGGGATTTAACCAAGACGAGAATGGAGCGGGATTTAGTACGGGTATTTACAGAGATGGTTATTCTGCCGACGGATGTATATTTAAAGGTGTAAGTGAAAAAAGATATAAATATATGTTTGACAGAGGTCCATATGTTATTTTATACAAAATAAGAAAAAATAAAGAAGGCAAACATGATGTTACAATATTTATAAATAATAAAAAACATTTATTTATTAAGAACGAGGGCATATCTAGTGGAAATATTAAATATATAGGAACAAATGAAACAACATTAAATAAGATAACAGATTCTACTGACGAAGGCAGAAGAAAAGTTGACTATTTAAAATTTATTCCAAAACAAGAGTAAAAATTTTATTTAATGTATATATAAGTAATGTTTTTATATATATTATTCATTTTAGCAATTATTACGACAGTATTTTTTGTCTATAAAAAAAAGAATATACAAGAGAGTTTTTCTGCGCAAAATTATGAATATAAATTTGATGGAGAATGTGATGGAAATGAATTAAGAATGTATGAAGGTTCAAGTGATAACCCGGGTATACCTGTTGAGGGAACAACGGAGAATAATATGAGTTTAGATGGTTTAAGACAAGCTTGTGGCAAAGCTTGTCATGATAAGAAAACCCCTATTGATGGTAAATCATGGAGTAATTTTGGGGATGCTTTAGGTTTTGTTGTTTATGAAAAACGGACCCCAAATATGGGAAGATGTTATTGTGAAAAACAAAACAGCTCTACATGTGAACGTAAAAATCCCAATGGTGGTTATAAAAGATATGATTTTGTAACTCCTACAAATACTCCCTCAGTAACAACGGGACCTAACACTAACCCTGACCCTGACCCTTCTCCTAACCCAACGCTCAACCCTGACCCTTCTCCTAACCCAACGCTCAACCCTGACCCTTCTTCTAACCCAACGCTCAACCCTGACTCTGACCCCGAACAAATAGAATTAGAAG